GACGGGCTCTGGTCGTCCAGGCCGTAGGTCACCGACGTGCTCGCGACGACGGTGGGCGCCTTGCCCATGAGCGCGGTGAGCAGCGGGTCCATGTCGGGCTTCGTGCCAGCCGCGCCGTTCGGCGCGAGGCTCATCTTCGTGGTGAAGGTGACCTGCCTTCGTCCCAGGATGCCCATAGTGATGCCGAGCGACCCGGTCTTGTCCGAGCGCACGATCTCCTGCTGAGCCAACTGGATATCCAGCGCCGACATGCGGCAGCAGTTGGAGCCTGCGAGCGTCGCGACGCCGGTGGTGTTTGGGATCGTGCCCCAGGTGGTCTCGTTCTGTGCGTAGAGCCGTTGGATTCGGGTATTGGAGGAGTTCGCCATTACTCGCCACCTCCCTCAAGCCGCTCGCGCAGGTCGTGCGCGGCGAGCAGCGCGCGTTTCTTCTTGTCGAGGAACTCGGCCGACGCGCGCTCGTGCGAGCCGACAGACGCGAAGCTCGTCAGCTCCGCGGCGGTGAAGCCGATCTCCGTGAACGCCTCATCCGGCACCAGTGCGCAGCCCCCGAGCACTGAGTTGCGCGCTTGTTCGTCGGACAGCTCCACGGACTGGCCGAAGCGGATGAGGCGAATCGAGTCGCCAATGTCGGAGTTGGATCCGACGAACCGATAGGTCATAGATGTACCTCTGTGAGCAAAATGAAGGGCAGCCGCTGCTGCCAGCCGTCACCCAGGAAAGCGAAGGGCTCCCGCGCGCAGGAGAAGTCGCCGTTGAAGCTGACCGGGGCCCAGCCCGCGTGCGGAGCCATCACGGTTTGAAGGAACGCATCCTCGACCGCGTCTGGAAGCGAATCGAGATCGCCGCCATCGTCGCCCGGCAACTTCGCGCCTTGGCGCAGGAGATTCAGCGTGCTGCGCCGGAAGTAGAAATCTACATGCAGCAGGATCTTGCCGGAGAAAATCGACGGCTTCTGGCGCTCGTCGCCGGAGTTGGTCTGCGACTGGCTGGTGTACATCGCGACGCAGACGCCGTCGCCCGCAGGCAACAGGTCGGTCTGCTCGATGTGATCCGGAGCCACATAGCCTTGAAAGAAGTTCTGCGAGCCGGGCGTCCAGTTGATCGCAAAGGGCTGCGCGATGCCGTAGCTTGCAGCGATTGCCGCCAGGTGCGCGTTGAAGCCGGCGGACGGGTCCGCGAGAATCCGCAGCGCCGTCTGCCGGACAAGGAGACGAGTGGAAGGCATCAGGCAACCTTCCTCAAGAGGTCACCCTGGAGCATCTCGCCGGCAATACCGTTGGGGTTCATCCAGACCGCACTGCCACGCTGGGCGCGCAACTTCACCGCCAGGTCGGTGATGTTGACGCCGAACATGACGCGCGCCGAGTTCATGATTGTGCGGATGTCATTCGGCGAGAAGCCAAACCACGGCGCGCGCCGCTCGTTGGCGCGGGCACGGATGCGCGCCCACTGCGCGCTGATGTCCATCCGCACCGTCAGCTCATCGGCGTAGCGCACGGTGAAGTTGTCGAGCATGTGGGCGCTGTCCGCGCGAATCGTGCGGATCGTCCCGTGGTGCTTCTTCGACGTGTCCACATAGGTCCGCGAGCCGGGGCCGGTGAGATCGCGAATGGGATTCAGCCCAGACTTGGCCTTCACCCTCTTGTACCGATCGGCGAGCGGCTTCATCGCCGAGTCGTCGGAGCCGACGCCCAGCGCCACGCGCGCCTTCACCGCGCCCACCGCGACCTGGCCGAGTTGCACCATCTGGTACTTGCGGAAGCCATAGCCCGCGAGTGTGATCTTCGAGCCGTGGAATTTGAAGGTGGTTTTGATCACGGCTTCCTCAAAAACAACCGCGCGCTGCCGTGCCCGTCGAATGTTGCTTCCATCACGAAGTAAGTGATTCCGTTGTGCTCAACGACGTCGCCCTTGGCCGGATCGGCGGGCATGTCCGGTAGGCAAAGGTAGACGGACGCCTGCGCTCCCGGGCGCGAGGCTTGGACGCCGGTGTCTTCGGTCCAGACGCCAGTGAGCGCAACCGGTGCGCCCGCCGCGCCGCCGGCTTGATAGAGCAGCGCCTCACCCATTACCGAGATGCAATCGCGGATCCCCTTCAGGAAGGTGATCCCCATCGCGTCCGTGGGGATTAAGTACGTGCTCATACGTCAGTACTCGGCAAGAATGTTGGTGGCGGTGGTGCCAGTGGCGTAGACGCGGCTTGCGCTGATGCCCAGGCGTCCCACCGGGACGTTGCTGTAGGTCACTTGCGCCAAGGACTTCGCCAGCATGACGGTCAGATTGCCCGCGCCGCCGATCCAGAGGGAACGTGTTGCGTAGGGAAGATCGGCCGCGTCGTTGGGAACCACGGGCGCTGCATCGCAGACCGCTGCGAGCTCCATGTCGGGAACGAGATCGGGGTATTTGTAGCCGGCCATCGAGCACCTCCAAATAGAGCGGGCGGCGCCCGAAGACGCCGCCCATCGTGCGAGCGGGAAGCTTACTGCAGCGTGACGATCGAGTACCAGATGTAGACGTACACCAGGCCATTGCCGGTGGTGAAGGCAGCGGTGGCGTTGCCGATGGTCAGTCCGGTGTTGAGCGGAGCGGCCAGGCCGCTGGCGCCGGTCTGCATGCCGAGCTGAGTGAGGGTCTTCGGGCCCAGCGCGGCGGCGTTGATCGTCGCGGCCGGAAGCGTGCCGGAGTGGACGGCCGCGCCGGCGGTGTAATTGATCGACACCGCACCGCCAGCGAGAAACGCAATCGAGCCCGGCACGAACTCCACCGCGATGGCATCGACCACGATGGCCTTACCGGCGCCGGGAGCCGCAATCAGCGCTTGCGGCGTGGCGTACATAGCCAGGACCTGAGCTGCGGTCAGCGGGACGATGGCCAACTGCTGGACCTGCGGGTCGATCATTGCCGACGTGACCTGCGGTACAGCGTAGTCGAGCCGCAGCTGAACGGTCGCGTCGCCGGTCACCTGCGGCAGTTCCGCAAGCCCGATGCTCATGTTCGGCGTGCCGTTGGTTTGCGCGTTGTTCGACGTGGCCACGAAGTTGACGTTGTCCCAGTACACACGGTCGCCGACGTTGAAGACGCTGGCGTCTTTGGCCAGCGCGAACACGCCGTCGACGTCGATTTCAACCGGGCTGCCCGCTGTGTAGTTCCAGGCCGCCACGCCGAAGATGTTTCCGATTTGAACGCCCGTCCCGCCGTTGCCGGTGCGCGGTGCCGAGGGAATCGTGAGCGTCTTTCCAGGATGAATGAAGTTGTTCACAGTCTGACCTCCAATGGGGATTCTCAAGTGGGCTGGCCCGCGAGCCAGCCCGGTTGTTGTCGCTCACGCGCTAGGCGCCGGCATTCTTCTGCAGGCCGCGGAAATCGATGGCGGCGGCGGCGAAGTCGAGGCGCGCCTTGACCTCGAAGCCGTCCACGTCGAAGCCCTGGCGGGTCTCGATGTAGACGCCGTCCTGGCCTTCGAGATAGCAGTACTCGACGGTGTCGATCAGCGTCGGAGTCGTGGCGAGGTACCACGCCGTGGTGGAGTTGGCGTCGAGGCGCGGCTCGACCACCGGGGTCAGCGTGCGGACCCACTCGGGGATGACAGCGGCCGGCGTAGTCGTCGCGACCAGGTTGATCGGCGCGATCAGCTGCAGCGCCGCAGTCTCCAGCGAAGTCGGCACGATCAGCGTGCTCGGCTCGAGGTTCAGGATGGTGCCCTTCGGACCGGTCTGCAGGCGGAACTTTGAGCGCGAAGTGGCGAGTGCGGTCAGGCCCAAGGCCGAGCCTGCGCCGGTCAGCAGGTTGTTGTGCGCGGCGTGGAACAGGGTCTTGTTGTCCTCGTTCATCATTTGGTTCGAGAGGAAAACCGCCCACACGGTGTCGGACTCCAAACGCGCCGCCGCGACACCGAGCTGGAACGGGACGCGCGTGATGGCCTGCAGGTCGTCGTTGATGATGACCTTGCGGGTGACGGCAACGACTTCACCGAAAGTCGCGAGCTGGTAGCTCTGGTTCGAATCGGTGAGCGGAGTGCGGTGGAACTCGCCCTTTTCATTGAGCGGCTGCAGCGCGGCAAGGTCGCTCAGCTGGACACGGTTCACCGGCTTGAAGTCAGAGGCCGTGACCTGGCGGCTGAACGCGGTGAAGGTGCGCGAGACGGCCTGATAGCCCTGGCGCAACGTCTTGTTGGCGACGTTCGCGAGGATGTTCGGCAGGTCGGTGGTCGTGAGCGCGTTGAACGCGATGTCGTTTACGTTCATGCCGCGCGTGGACTTGCCCGTACGCTCGATGCAGAAGCGGGCGAGGTCCAGAAGGCGCAGGCCCACGTACTCGCGGCCACGGTCGTTCACGATCGGGTTGAGCCCCGGATTCTCGCGGAACATGAGGTAGGCCGTCATGTTCTCGCGGATCGTGTCACCTTCGTCGATGCCCATATAGACACGCGGCGGCTGGGTCGGTTGCGGGTTCTGCGGATTGGTAGGCGGCAACCGCCCATCCAACGCGGCGAGCCGTTCGAGGATCGCCGTGCGCGCCTGGTCCTTCGTCGCACCGCTGGCGATCAGCGTTTGCGACCAAGCGTCGCCGAGCTTCGCGCGGAAGGGTTCGATCATGGTGTTGACGTCGGCGACGCGCATGCGCTCCTGGTTGACGCCCTGTTGGCGCGCGGTTTCAATGTCCACGACCGGAGCGGCAGTGGCGCTGGCGTTCAGCTCCACCACCGCCGCAGGCGCGGCGTTCTGTTCGGTGCGGGCCTCATTGCCCGTCTCGGTCTGATGTGCCATGGTCTGGCTCTCCTTGGGGCGAGTTGCCCGTGCCGGAACGGCGTTCGCTGTCGCGCCGGCAAGCTCGTCTTGAGCGGGTGGAATCTCCGCGCTCATCGTGACGGCGCCAGCCACGGCTGGCACCATCGTGAAACTGATTTCGAAGGGCTCCCAGTCGACGGCTGTCATCTGCCTGCGGCTCACGCCCGTGGGCGTGGTCTCGTTGCGCGCGTAAATCGAAGCGCCCATCGAGACGTTGCGGATGATGCCCGCCTTGATGTCCGCGCGCAGCCCGGCGAGGTCGGTCCGGGGGCTGATCTGCAACTGCGCGTAGGCCTTGCCATTCTGAATCCACGCCTTGCGCACCACGCCGAGCTGGCTCGTGATCGATCCATAGGTGTCGTGGTTGTCACAGACCGGCGCACCGTTGTTGAGGCGGTCCAGGCGCACCGCGCCCGGGTCGAGACTGAGCGTCAAGTCGTACTGCTCGCCCGTTCGGTAATCGCAGCGCGGAACCGAGCTGCCGTCATAGAAGCAGCACGTGACCATGCCGCCGCCTTCGTCCCACGAATCAGGCTCGAAGGTGGCCGCAAAGCGTTCGGCGTAGATCTCCCTCTCAACGGGCGGCTGTGCGGTTTCCGCCGTCGTCGTTTCGATTCCTTCCATGAATCCTCCGTGCTATGAGTTGCTCTTGGCTTCGCTGTTCGAGTCGTTGGTGTTGTCGCCGCCGCCATCTTGCGGCTGCTGTGGCCCCTGCACTTGACCCTTGTCCGTGGTCTTGCGTGGGTCACCATCGAGGATCAGCCCGGCGTCGTCGAACTTCTTGTTCCACGCCACGATCTCTTTCAACTGCGCGTCGGGATCCTGGCCATGACTCGCCACCACCTCCGGCCATGTGGACGCACCGATGCGCAACGAGACGCGCTCCGCCATGGCCTCTTTGAGTGGATCGACCGACTCGAACTTGGGAGCGGTGAAGCGAACGCCGTAGTTGAGCTCAGGAATCTCGCCAGCGACAAAAGCCACATTGATGAACCGCTTCCAAATCGGAATGAGGAGCTGCGGAATCAGGCACAACCAGCGATAGGCCTCGACCGTGTTGCGGAAGCCCAACATGCCGCCCCGGAACGAGCTGTAATTCACCGCGCTCATGTCGCCGGTGAGCAGCTCGTAGGGGATGCAGAGGCCGGCCGCGATGGAGCCCAACTGAGTGGATCGATAGTCGCGGTAGCCCGAGCTGTGCGCCGGCGCGCCGAAGCGGACATCTTCACCCGGCTTCAGCCGCTTGATGATGCCGGGCTCCAGAAACTCCGTCGGCTCGCTCGTGACCGGGTCCGTCGTCGTCTCGGTCAGGTTGGCGAAGGAGCCATCCGGCGAAACCACGAAGGCCGCGAAGCACGCCTCGATCTTCTTGCGGACCAACTCGGCGTCCTCGTACTCGTCGAGGTCGCGCAGCTTGAGCATCACCGGCGCGAACCACGTCACGCCGCGTACCTGTCCGGGGCGGTCCTTCTTATAGACGTGCAGCACGCTGTCGGCCGGGATGGGCTTCGAGATGAACCCCGCCTGCCAGTTAGTCAGCGTCAGCGCGCCCGGGTGATTGCCGAACATCCAGTACGCGACGCGCTTGCCGATCCCGTCGAACTGCACGCCCTGGATGATCGTGCCGCCGGACTCGATCGACATCGTCTTCGCGTGATCGAGATAGTCCGCCTCGAGCACCTGTAGTTGGAACGGGACGTCCATACCGTCGCCGGGCCGGCGTGGCCGGAAGCGCACCAGGCACTCGCCGCTCTCTGCCACTGCGCGCGCGATCTGCCACTGCAGACCGTACAAGTCGAACTGGCCATCGGCATCCGCCTGGTCCGCCCATGCTTTGAACTTCTCGTCGATCAGCGCGTTGAGCTTGTCGTTGCCGGTGTCGGCTCGCGGAAGGATGCCCGTGCCGACCTGGTTGCCGATCAGCTCGCTGAGCGCCTTCGCCGCAAAGGGATTGTTGCGCACCAGGTCGCGCGCTCGGTTGCGCAGCCATACCATCGAGCCTTGGGTCTCGCGGTTCGCGTCGGAGTTGGACGTGACCCAGCCGCCCGTGCGGCGGCCCATCATCCCGCCCTCATAGTTGAAACGCTCGACGAGGCCGAGCGCCCGGCGGTACTGCACGCGCCGCAGGGCCTCGCGTGGCGAGAAGAACCCGATGGCCCGGTCGAGCCAGTTCGTAGCTGCGTTAGCCATTCGGATTGTTCCCTCGACCGTCTTTTGAAACCTGCGCGTAGGAGTAGCTCTTGGGCGCCGCCGGATTGAGCGCCGCTTGCCGGGCGCGCATCCACGACTGGGCCTTGATCATGTCGTCGGTGTTGGCGTAGTCGGTGCGCATCCCGTCGATGGTCACGCTCTTGACGCCGCGCCCGATGGCATCGTCCAGCAGGTCGATGAGCACCTGGTAGTCGGCTACTGTCTTGGCCATGCTTACCGTCCGAACCAATTGCGCTTCTGCAGGAAGCCCTCGCCGCCGCGCAGGAACGGGTTGGCGTCAGAGCGCTGCGCCGCCGGCGCGGCGGCCGGGCGGACGTCGGGCTCTTCCACCGCTCTGGTGACCTGCTGCGGCGCGGGCTGTCGCCGGGTATGTTTCCCGAAGCGGTCGCAGAACTGATTCAACTGCGCGCCCGACAGCCCAAGCGACTTGAGCGCTGCGTAAGCGTACACGCGGCAGTCGAGCGCCTCGTTGCGCGCGCCATCGTTCTTGCGCCACTCGTACTTCGGAAAGCCGAGATGGTACTTGACGTACTTCTTCTCGGCGGTAAGCTGCTCGAAGTACTCCAAGTCGCGGCCGAGCGGGAAGTGGCAATGCCCGGGCCCGGGCTCTTTCACCTTGACGCGGTCGTAGACCGCATCCTTGGCCGCATTGACGCCAATCACGAAGAACGGCGTCTGGTTCTTGCGGCTCGGTTTGTGCGGCCAGATCGTCCCTTCGCCCGACCGGCCTTTGGTCGCGAAGACGCGGCGGTTGTAACGGTCCCTGGTGAACCGCAGCACCGTGGCGTCCTTGTAGCCTGAGTCGATACACGCCGCCACGATCCGGAGCGTCTGGCCGTTCTCGTGGGCGTACTGCGACAGCAGGATCTCGTCGAGCGCACCCCACACTTCGCTGCGCAGAATGTCGCCAGGTATCACGTGATAGCCGATCGACCACGACTCCTCATCGCGGCCCCAACCGACAACCTCCATCTCCAGGCGGTCGGCCTGAACGTCCACGCCGGCTGTCAGCAAACACACGCCGTCCGGCGCCTCCGCGGCATACGGCTCGCACCGATTCCACAGGGCGTGCGAGTCGATGGCGACTTCGTGCTTCTCCTCCCACAGCGTGGCGAGGACCGTGTTCATGAACGCCTTGAGCGTCTCCGGCGACTGCTTTGCCGCCAGGAACTCGGTGGCGATGGTCCCCCAGCTTCGCTTGGGCGAGATGAGCTGATTGACGCGAAAGCCCGGTACCGGCGAGCCGGGATTCTGCGCGCGGTATTCGCCCCGCTCGACCATCGCGGCCTTGAGGTGTTCCGGGATCAGCTCGGTGCAGTGCGCGCAACGGTAGCGCGCCTCTTCGGGATGACCCTCCGGCCAGCACAATCCACTCGTGGCACCGTCGCCCAGTTCCAACACCTGAAACTCGCCGCAGTGCGGGCAGGGCACAAAGTACTCGCGCTGATCGCTCTGCAGCCAGGCGAGCTCAATCCGGCTGCATCCCTTTATGGTGGGCGTCGAGCACAGCAGGACTTTCTTGTTGTGCTCGAACTCAGCGGTGCGCTGGATCGCCAGCGAGACCGGATCGCCTTCGGTGCCCGCCGACTGCGGATAGCGATCCACCTCATCGAGCAGCACATACCGGATCGGCCGCATGGCCAGGCCGCTCGGGCTGATCGCGCCGGTGAAGGTCACGTGGCCCGAGCCGTTGGTGAACGCCTTGTGCAGAACGGTGTTGTCGGAGTCGCGGCTCTTGACCGTCGCGAGCTTGCCGCGCAGCACTGGCGTCGAACGAAACATCGGCGCCACGCGGTCCTTGGAAAGCGCTTTGGCATCTTCGATGCGCGGCTCGACAACGAGCGCCGGCCCCGGATCCACATCGGCGATGAAGCCGAGGAAGTTAAGCAGGCACTCCGTCTTGAGCATCTGTGCCGCCGACAGCAGCACGACCATCTTGCTCGGATGGCTCGGGCTCAGCACGTCCATCGGCTCGCGCTGGAAGGGACGCGTGCGCCACTGGCCGCGCTCGGCTGAAGCCGCCCCAGTGAGGACACGATTCTCGTCTGCCCACTGGGAGACCGTCAGGTCGCGCGGCGGGAGGAGGAGCGCCGCGCCAACTTCACCGATGGAAGACGGTTGCATCAGAATCCGCTGCTGGCGACGGCTTTGCTGAGCTTCTGCAGCATGGCCTTCATTTCGGTTGTGAGGACTTTGTGGATCGAAGGCACGTCATCGAGTGCCGCAAGGATCGGCGCCAGCCGGTCGGGCAGAGCCAGTGCGGCTTCCTTCACCATCTGAGAGAAGGTCGCCGCGTACTCGTGCGACTTCGCCTTCTCGACCAGCTTGCCCATCAGCAGCTCGTACTCGGCCTGGGCCCGTTTGGCGAGGAATGTCTCCTTCACCGCGCGCGCTTTCAGGTAGGCGTGCAGCGGATCGCCGGCAATCGTGGCGGCGGCGGGCGGGACATCCGGGTCGCCGGCCATGACCTTTGCCGTCCGGTATGCCGGCTTCTGACCGCCGATGATGTTGGGGAGCACGGCAGCCACATCGCTGTTCGCCGCCCAGTCGCGATCCGCCCGCGCTGCGTCGACACTTCCATCCGGTTCGAGCTTTATGCGCTTGCGCGCAATCGCCTTCTGGACGGCTTTCAGCGTGACGCCGCGATGCTTGGCGTAAGCCCGGAGTGAGATGCCCATATTTGTTCGGGATTCGAGTTGAATCGCCTTGCTATGCGCAGGAAGTGAAGTGATTCATGTGTTCGATGGCACGCACCAAACAGACCACCAAGCAAACCGCCGCCGCCTGCTACGCGGAGCGTTTCGACGAATGCCAGGACCTGCTGAAGCGCATCGCGCAGCAGCTCGCCCGGCACCAGAAGGAGCAGGCCGCCGAGCCCGCCGACTGGGGCTTCCCTGGCGACCTCGGCCACATCAACGAGGAACTCGCCCACGTGCTCGCCAGCCTCGGCGACCGCAGCGCGGTGGATGCCAAGGGACTGGATTGCTAACGCGCCATCGACTGCACAAGGAGACCAAACATGACGACCTTCACGATTGACACCGACAACAACATCACGGCCTTTGCCGCCCTCGAAGATGCTCTCAACCACGGCATTGGGTCCACCGAAGGGACCTTCTCGTCGGAGAAGGAACTCACGAAACTGTCGGCCGCCTGGCCGATCGCGCGCTTCGCCGAAGTCTGGAACAGCTTCGCCGGCGTGGTGCCTTTTGGCGACCTGAAGCCGGTCAAGAAGTTCACCGACCGCAAGTCCGCCGTCGCGCGGATCTGGAAGGCCATCCAAACCCTGACGCCCGCCCCCGCGCAACACGCGACCCCTGCCACACCGAAGAAGGCCAAGGCGACCAAGGAGGCCAAGCCTCAGGGCGACGCGCGCCCGCCGCGCGAGTTTAGCAAGAAGGCCATCGTGCTCGACCTGCTCAAGCGCGCCGAAGGCACCACGCTGAAGGAGATCATGGCCGCCACGGACTGGCAAGCCCACAGCGTGCGCGGGTTCATCTCCGGCAGCCTCGGCAAGAAGATGGGCCTCAAGATCAACTCGGCCAAGCGGGAAGACGGCGAGCGCGTATACCACGCATCGTGAAGCTTCCACACCGCCAACCGAAGCAAGGAGACCAACACGATGGACCAAGACGCCCCATTACGCGAACGCCTGGCGGCTCTGCTCACCGATTACATGGAGACGGAAGACGTCTCTGCCGAGATCGCGATTGCCTGCGCGACCGCCGACTTGAGGCACTTCGCCGATGCGCACCAAGCCGACTATGGGCAAGCCGACTCGCTCGGCTACCAGCACTACCGTGAGGAGCACGGCCGGAAGCAGATTCGCTGACTCCCACGCGCAACCTCATCGCCGCCAGCCTCATCGGCTGGCGGCTTCCTTGTTCCGGACCAACTGGGCGAGCGACTCGATCCTCTCGTGCATGTTGTCGTCGCGCAGTTTGCACTCTGCCGAGCGGACGTACGTGCCGTTGATGCGCGTGATGATCCGGTTCTCCAACTCCGCCAGCTCCTTGCGGACCTCCGCCAGCAGAGCGCGATTCTGCATCCCCACGTAAGTGCCGATCAGCCCCGAGATGAGTCCGATGGCGGGGACAAGAAGTCGGACAACGGTATCTTCCATGGCAGTGCCTCGAGGATCTTCAGTTCAGCGGACCAATCGGACAGCGCGAGGCACAGCCCCTGTACTTCGGGATGGCCGGCGCGCAACTCAGCTTCGACGTGCGCCAACTCACGGTGGCAACGCTCGATTCAAGCGGCGAGGCCCAGCCGCTCAGCGGCCAACTCTTTGAACAGGCGTCCGTCGGCTTCAAGCGTGGCCAGTTGGCCCGTGTGCTCCTGCCATCGCCGGATGATCACGTCGCAGTACGCTGGCTCCATCTCGATGAGCCGCGCTTGGCGCCCGCTCCGTTCACAGGCGATGAGTGTTGTGCCCGAGCCGCCGAAGGGATCGAGCACCGTGTCGCGCGTCTTGCTGGAGTTGCGCAGCGCTCGCTCGACGAGTTCGACCGGCTTCATTGTCGGGTGCAAGTCGTTCGCGACGGGCTTCTTGATGAACCATACGTCACCCTGGTCGCGCGCGCCGCACCAGAAGTGATCGGTGCCTTCCTTCCAGCCATAGAGGATCGGCTCGTACTGGCGCTGGTAGTCGGAGCGCCCCATCGTGAACGTGTTCTTGGCCCAGATCACGAAGGTCGACCAGTGTCCGCCCGCCTCGCGAAAGGCCTTCTGGAGCGTGTGCAACTCCGACGACGACATGCAGATGTACACCGTGCCTTTGGCGACGGTCAGCATGTTGACGCATGCGTCGTACAGGAACTTCTCAAAGCCATCGCCGAGGTTG